CACCACCTACACCTCCACCACTACCATCATCATCAGGAGTACCGTCACCACCTACACCTCCACCACTACCATCATCATCAGGAGTACCGTCACCACCTACACCTCCACCACTACCATCATCATCAGGAGTACCAGCATCATCATCAGGAGTACCGTCACCACCTACACCTCCACCACTACCATCATCATCAGGAGTACCATCATCATCAGGAGTACCAGCATCATCAGGAGTACCAGCATCATCTGGTGCATCAGCAGCACTACCAACAAACTTACAACAACAAATTAAGGCTGGAAAACAATTAAAAAAAGTAGTTAAGAATAACAATTACCTAAAAATTACAAATTCTAATTTGCAATGCAATAAAGTAGCTATATCAATTATAAAAAAAAACATTAGTGAATTCCTTGATACTTTAGATAAAGATATAGTAAAAGAAGAGTTTGCTAAAATGGTTGAAAATTTTAATAAGATGTATAATAATTTAAATAAACTACAAACGGACAAATTAACTACAGACCAATGTTCACAGATTTATACCTTAGAACTTAACCTAAAAGATTTCTTGAAAAACCCAAAATATTTTAAAGATGATAAATCACATTTTAATTCTAATAATAACAAGTTGACAGGTGGCAGCCGTTCAAAATCCAAATTTTCTCGCAAACGGCAACACCGTCATCTATCCGGAAAGAATCGTAAACACACCCTTAAACGTCTTTATAAAAAACAAAAAACCAACAAAAATAGAAATGGCAATAATATCCGCAAAAAAACTCTAAAACGCAACTAATCAATTCATTCTTTTTAGCAATGTGAACCATCTGCCATCTTTTGATTTAATTCCTTTTCATTTTCATTTTTTTCATCTTTTGAATCTTTCTTTTCAACTTCATTTTCTTCTTCCTCATCACTAGACTCATCATTACACTCCTTACTCTCTTTATCATTCACTACAACCTGATTCTTTTTCTTCTTATTTTTCTTATTCTTTTTCTTCCTATTTGCACTTTCACCAAGTGCGCTAGCAGCACTTACCACTCCATTACCTCCTGCAGCTGCTTTTTCCTTTTCAGCTTGTGCCCGCATGATTTGCGCATCCTTATTTAACATATCAACCTCACCAATAGTAATTGCCAAACATCCCTTATAATCAATTATCCCTGTATGGTTCAGATTGGTATTCAAATCCAGCCATAGTTCCCCGCCCATATCAATCCATCGCTTACAAAACAAATAATCTTCACTTAGATAAACTTTGCTAACCGGATCAATACAGCAATCAAATAACGTGTAGAAACAGTCATTCATAACAGCGTTACCATAACCTGCAACATTATTACGGTACTTAGTCTCAGGATATTTTGCAATCATCTTGCGTATAGCGCTCTTTGCAATCATCATGAACCCGGTTCCGATATCTTTTACCTGGGCCATACCGTTTTCAACCCGGATTACAACCTGATTCTCTCCCTGCTTGTGATATATGGGATTGAATACATAGTCAAGGGATTTAGCCATTAGCTCATCATCCTTCATTCCGGAATTCTTTCCTACGTGATGCTTTATTTTATCCCAATTAAAACATTTTTTAGGATAACAACCACCACTCAATTCCTTACCACTAATTAACAATTTCACCACACTAACCCAGTTAAAAGTAATATCAGCATCGATAAACATTAGATGAGTAGCTGTATCATCTGAAAGGAATTTTGCTACAATACCATTACGGGCACGTTGAATAAGACTTTCATTGCCAATGGTAATAACTTCATACGGGATACCTAATCGGGTGAACATCGCACTTAGTTCAACCATACTTTGAAAGAATCCATTATGTAGCAAACCACCAAAACACGGCGTGCCGAAAATAACTTTGACCTTATTACGAAGCAAGAACTTGCGAACCGTATCAACTAGATTTTCCATAGTCTTTTTTATTTTTTTATTTTGAGAATTCTGTCTTGTTCTCTAAAATATGCTTTATGCTAGTAAATTTGGATTTGATTTGTGATAAGAAAATTGGGGGAAAAATATTTTTTTAAAAAAAATTGAATATATTTTAACTATATTTAAAAGTATTTTCGACATCTACTGTCTTTTGATAGTTTCGATGTCTGCGCTTTCTCGTCTTGTGTCTGTTGATGCCGGTGCAGATGATGATGTTCGTGTCGCTGATGCTAATGACTACGACAGCAATTCCTTTGTGCCATTTCGGCCTGCAAATTGGGGACTCTGCTTGTGCAAATCGAATCCAGATGGCAAGCACTGCTACACAACCTTTGTGGAGACCGCATTGCTTGCACGACAGGTGTCTCCTGCTAATCTTGGCTCTGATGCTGTTGCCTTACCTATACATATACAGGCACCCGAGCCAAAGACCAAAGCGCTATACCACATTGTGGACCTAGAGAAGGGAACTGCTGCTTACAAAGATGTGGAGGCAGACTTCCGCACTCCTGGTTTTGAGGTGGACTCTATTGTGGAGGTGCAAAACGACATTCTGTACACACAGTACTGCGCTAGGAAGATGGCTCTGAGCACTCTGCGTGGCAATGCCAACGAACGAGTCGCCTTCCACGTCAGCAAGGGTTCTCCCCATGACATTTGCCAGAATGGCCTCGACTATCGTCTAGCGCAGCGTGGCTTTTTCGGCAAGGGGCTCTACGTGACACCCGACCCGATGAAGGCCAACGACTACAGTTCAGACAAGGGTAACAGTGGCGCGCTTCGCATGATGCTGCGCTGCAAGGTGCTGCTTGGCCTGTCGAAGAAGTTTGAGTTGGGCCGCTTTGACCGTGACCTGGTGGTCGAGCCTGAAGGCTACGACTCAGTGGAGGGTTTTATTCGCCGTGGCACTGAGTATGCAGTGTATGCATCGGATCGCGTGTATGTCACCCACATTGTCTTTTACCGCTTCACCGATACCAGCCTGGAGCTTGCCCCCTCGTTGGCTCTCCCACCCAACGTCTCTGGCCAGATTGTATACATCACCGCGTCACTATCGGAGTTTTTCGAGAAGCTTCAAAAGCGCGCGACACCAGACCAGCTGGTACCCGTCAAGCGAATTATTGCTGCATTGCTCAGGCAAAAACTCACCGTGCCAGAGTTTTTGGTACAGATTAGCGCGATCCTAAAGGCTGCTCCGCCTGCCGACCTCGAGAGCAAGCTGATTGCCGAGTTGGGTAAGTGCAAGCTGCTACCTTCTGGTTCAACTGCCCTTGTGCCTGCTGCCGCTCCGACAGCAGCTGCCGCAGCTTCCGCAAGTGCTGACGTGCAGCCAAGCGTTCCAACCACTTCGAGCACTTCTCCTTGCTCGCCGAATCGAAGCATTGAAGAGAATGCCGAAGTGGAGGCGCCCATGAAGGAGGATGTTGAAGAGGAGGGCACCGAGCATGTCTCCAAGCGCAAGCGTGAAGATTAAGCGCATTCTGTCATACCCATTGGCACCTATTGGCAACGAACACAAATATTTGTGTTGATTTTTTTTTTTTTATGGTTAAAATATGGTTTTGGAAGATAACTTCTAGATTAAAAAATACAAAATGATTGCAAAAAATTATTAATTATTTGTATCTAGCGTGATTCTATGAGTAATTAGAGAATTATGGTTTCTAGAATCTTTGCGACCACTAAATAAGGGTCTGCATTTGCTGATGGTCGTCGGTCTTCAAAATACCCTCGGCCTTCTGCTAGCACATTAATTGGAATCCGCACGCTAGAACTACGGTCGCATTCTCCATAAGTAAATTTATCTATGCTGCTAGTTTCATGAATGCCAGTAAGACGCCGCTCGTTTCCAGCACCATAAACAACCATATGTTCCTTATGCTTATTTGCGAGCTTTTCAATTGCAGCCTTAATAACTTCCAAGCCGCCTTCAGCCCTCATACTAGTGGTAGAGAAATTTGTATGTGCTCCAGAACCATTCCAAGCAGCCCCTAGAGGTTTAGGGTCATAAGAAATATAAGCGCCATTTGCCTCTGCTACTCGGGCTAGAATGTACCGTGCCATCCATAGATGATCACCTACAGTAATGGGGTTACAAATACCAATCTGGAATTCCCATTGTGAAGGGGCAACTTCACCATTAACTCCGCAAATAGCAACTCCTGCAACAATACATTTATTCATATGTTCCATTGCAATTTCCCGGCCAAAAGATACATTTCCACCAACACCGCAATAGAATGGTCCTTGCGAGCTAGAATATGTGGACTGTTGCCATTTATAAGGTGTAGAAGTAGCAGCATCATAGATGACATATTCCTGTTCGATACCAAACCATGGTTCTTCTTCTTTAATCTTATTTTCTCCTATTTGTTCTAGAATTCCAAATAATTTCGCTCGAGAATTACTAGCATGCGGACTTCCATCAATATTCATTACATCACACATTACTAGACAATATTGAATTCCACTTGTAGATTCATTAAAAGGGTCATTGAAAAGTGCGCGTGGCATTAGAATAATATCGGATTTATCAGTTTCACTTTGACCTGTGCTGGAACCATCTACATTCCACACATCTACACTAAACATCAGACCTCGTGCCTCTTGTCCGGAAATTATTTTTCCTTGGATAATACGGGTTTTAGACCGCGTATGGCCAAAACCATCGATAAACACATATTCTGCTACTACTAGCTTAGTTTCTCCAATATTAGGGCTAATACCAATTCCATTATTATTAGATAATACTGATGAGGCCATGCTTTATTGATGTGTTTTGTTAATAAGAAATTTTGAATATAAATTATTACTCTTCTAGACGAAGCCTTTTATATTGATTATTAATAGTAAAAAAGTCAAAACAATTACACTAATTAAAAACTATGTACCGGCTTAAATTTAATTTATTACACCAATAAAACAAAATAATAAACATTGAAAAATTATAAATTTCCACTCAAAAATAATTAAAAATTGGAGTAATAAATTTAAGCCGGTAGGGTATTCTAGTTATCATCTTCGATGAGTGCTGCAGCATCTGCCATACTATTTCCAAGTTTCCTACCTTTTCCTTTCTTTTTTGTACCTCCACCAGTTGCAGAACTTCTAGCAGCTTTTTCTTCTGTTACTTTGAGTTTCCAAACTTCTTTAAGAACGCTAGTCTTTGAAATAGCACGCATAATCTTATCAAAAAGTTCATGCTCTTCTTGTAATTCACTTAGTAGAGCTTCAGTTACATTAGATTTATTAAAACCCGTATTGGTTGTTTTAACTTCAACTTCTAGTCGCTTGCCTTTATAACTACCATCTAGATTAACTTTTTTAATTTGCTTCGCCTTCAAATAGTTACTTAATGTATCACCTAGTTTACGTTTAATATCATTACGTTCTTTAATCGCTATCATAAGTGATTTAATTTCTTCATCAATACGTAAATATTGATGCAAAGCAGTATTAAATACTTCTATACTTGCTGCATCTTCTTCTTCTTGATGCTTTGTTTCTTCCACACCTGGTTCTACTGCATTTAAAGATTCCATATTTGTTGCCATATTAGCAATCTGGTTTTTTTCTAGTAATTTCGGGGGATCAGCTAGAGAATTTGTTATTATTTGGTCGATTTCTGCTTCTGCTGTGTCTGTATTTATATCCATGATACTAATAAAATTGATTTTCTTTATATCTAGCAACACTATATAATAAGATACTTAATTAGTATACTTAATTAGTAAAAAGAATAAAACATTTCTAGATTTACCAATTACAAACTCAACTCCAATATTAACCTCCCCTCACAAAACATATTCCAAACCAAATTCATAAACAAACAACAAGAACTGGCAAAACACAATCAAATATGTCAGGAAATTACAATCACATGGTACCTAGTACACTTAAATCCACAGTATTAATTGAAATAAGAAATGCACATACTGCTAAAATTGCAGAAGAACTAGTTCGCACAGGTATAGTTCCAAGTGAATATCTAGATAAATTATTAAGAATTGATATGATGAATCAACTAAAAACGCCACCTGCTTCTGGTTTTGATGAGTCACAACGTATAAGAAAATTAATTCAATTACTCCAAAAACATAGTATGGCTAGCACTGCTAGTTTTATAAGTAATCTATATTCTTGAACTTATTGAAATATTGCCTTTTTTACCTAATTACATTTCTAAATCCAATTTTGCAAAAAAAATTGATTTTTTTATTTTAACATTATAATAATTATAATAATTATTATAAATATCATTAAAAATGGTTCGTGGTTGGTCAATTGATGTGTATGATAATAGTGATTGCGAGATGTATCATTCCTATCGTAAGCGTTTTGATTACAAGCGCTCTGATAATAGCTTCTTGTTTCGGAAATATGATGGACCACGCAAATCGGATATGGTAAATCGTGGTAACAAGTCTTGGTGTAAAGACCGCATACAAGAACGTGAATCAAAGACTAGTTATTGATAGTATTCCTAATTAGAAGAAAAATTAAACTAATTTAATCATATAAAGTTTTTTTATTATCTAATGCTAGACAATATTGTATTAAGATGAATGAGGAAGATAAGAAGCGTTTTGCTAGGTATCGTCCGGGTTATATAGAACCCCCATCGCCCCCAAATAATGAAGAAGTTGATAAAAAAGATATTAAAAATTCAGAAAAAGTTAAGGATACACTAGGGTTTGTGGAAAAGATAGAGTTAGACCCAAATGATTTAATAAATCAAGTGATAAATGAAATGGAACAAAAAAATAAATCATAATAAATTACAATAAATCAAAATAAATCACAATCCAAATTCAAATATCGGGTGCGAATGGCAATCTCAATAATCTTCATAGGATTTTTTAGATGCAAATATACTAGCTAGACATCCAGATTTTTTTACTTTGATTATTCGTTTTTTATTGATTTTGTATTTTTGTTTTTGTAATGCTATAAAAAGGTCAATAGTATTTGGTACACATTTTAATATTTCAATAATTTCCAATTTCTTTTCGTGTTCTAAATCAATAACATGTTCCAATTTATCCATAATAAATACATTCATTGATTGCATAACGATATTTTTCTTCTCAAATCCAGTTAGATAATCATATTTATCGGCCATTAACATGAGAATTTCCGTAATGGTAGGTATATTATGAGTTATTTTTTCCGCATTATATTGATTTTTGATGATTATGGTAGTAAGTTTATCAATTAGAGAAAATACTATTTGACCACAAGATGCAAGAACTATATCATCAATTTTATCATTCTTATTATTAAAATTATCTTTAGTTGATGTATTAGAATCTTTTAGATGGCGTTTAGAACACATTATAATTAGTTCAATAAAATTGGATAATGTACTAAGAAAAACTCTTTTATCTAATTCACTTAATTCAAGATCTATCATAACTAGACGATTAATTGCCTTAATAACTACTTCTTTTTTACCATATCCCGATGATGGTGTAAAATCTTCATAATTCTCGATTATTTCCATTGCCTTAGTAATAATAAGCATATAGTTGGTAATATTAATCGTGATATATCGTGTATAATCCTGTAATTTATTATAAAGATAATCAACCTCATCTAGTTCAATTTGTTTTTTTTGCTTTTTTTTTGAATTATTTATATTATTAATATTGCTATTGCCATTATTGCTCAATCTTATATTTCTATATAATGGTTTAGATACTAAATTTGGTTGCTTGATGTCTTTAATTTTTTTTGTATAACTAAATTCGGAATTTGTATTTAGGGAGCTATTATTACCTAGATGATTATCAACATTTCCAAAACCTACTATTTCTTGTAAATCTATACTTGAAAATGTAACACTGGGTTTATGCATCAAATTATTTTCTGAATCTTTTACTCTAGCTGATTGTATATCATTGTGTATTATTTTATCCAGTTCTACTATCTCTGGCTCTGGTATTTTAATTCTTTCTATGAAGTCTTCTTTATTTGTGCTTTCGTTCTCATTCTCTATATTAACTTGATTAACATAATTTAGATTGCTTTCACTTATTACTTTATTCGTAATATCCGTATGCTCCATTGTATCTTTTTTATCTGTTAGGCACGATTCTATTATATTTGTGATATTATTTTTCAAATTTGTCATATGTAGTGAATTACTTATTGGTGAATTGCTAATTAATGAATTACTTATGGAATTACTTATTGAATCAAGAATACTATCACCTAGTGTTTCTTGATTACTGCATGATTCACTTTGTGTTTCTTTAGATTTTTCTAATTGTTTTTGAATTTCATCAATTTCATTATTTGTTTCTGTAATTAAATCGTAATTAACCGTTAAGGTTTCTTCTATAGGTGCTTCTAGAACAGTTTCTTCAACAGGTGTCTCAGGAATAGGTGCTTCTAGAACAGGTTCTTCAACAGGTGTCTCGGGAATAGGTGCTTCTAAAATAGTTTCTTCAACAGGTGTCTCAGGAATAGGTACTTCTAGAACAGGTTCTTCAACAGGTGTCTCGGGTATAGGTGCTTCTAAAATAGGTTCTTCTACGGGTGTCTCGGGTATAGGTGCTTCTAGAATAGGTTCTTCTACGGGTTTCTCAGGAATAGGTGCTTCTAGAACAGTTTCTTCAACAGGTGTCTCAGGAATAGGTGCTTCTAGAACAGTTTCTTCAACAGGTGTCTCAGGAATAGGTGCTTCTAAAATAGGTTCTTCTACGGGTGTCTCGGGTATAGGTGCTTCTAGAATAGGTTCTTCAACAGGTGTCTCAGGAATAGGTGCTTCTAGAACAGGTTCTTCTACTGGTGTTTCTGGTATAGATGCTTCTAGAATAGGTTCTTCCGTGATTGTTAATAAGGAATTATTGTCTATATCTATATTAATTTCCGGTGTATTAATATCCAATATAGTATCTATACTCTCTAAATCAAGCGAACCACATCTCTCATTTCTAATATCTGCCTCATCCATCGTATTGACTATATACTAAAATTACTATATTCTTATTAGATATTTGAAAATTTAGATAATAAAAAATAAAAAAACAAATAAAATACAGGCTATCCTTTAACCGACCAGGATTTAAAAAATCCTTAGGTCTTGGTTATGCGGATAGCGCCCAAAAACAGCATTTTCGGACTGTATTGCATTCCTAACTCCATAGGTGTTAAAACACCTATAGTCGTTTAAGGGATAATACTGAATTATGAAGGAAGATAATTCAACTTTGATTACTTACCAGAAAACAGCCGCCAAAACATTTTGCCAGCACTTTGACTAAATACATACTGTTCTACCATTGTTTGCGAAATAGGAACTTTATTTGCCTTATACATATTATGCAAATCACCACACATAGGTTTCATGGAATACGGAATATTATACTTATCCATACTCTTTTTCACGAATGAGTTGTGATATACACGGAACAGATTAACTGAATAACCATGTGCTAATGAAGCAAACCAATAAAATAGTTGATTATAACTCCATCCTCCTGTCATATCAAATTCAGCTATGAACTGAGGAATCAATTGTAGCTTCATTAACCGCCAGTAAAGATAAAATAAGTTCTTAGTATTCCATTGTTCGATTACAATGGGCTTATTACCCTTAAGAGTCTTTAATTGCTTATACTTGTTATTCATAATCTTAGTACGAGAACCGTCTTTACCATAAATAATATAACCCTGAAAATCCTTAGGGCGATTTTGCACTATATCATTTAATTGATTCATGCTAAGTTCCCAAGTATTGATTGTTTTGGAATCGCTACCAAAACTACGAATCCCGTCCGGTAGGAATAGATTCACTCCATATGCAACCAATTGCTTATTAAATTCATTTAAATCGAGAGCAACAACCATATCTCGACCTAGGACTTGAAATAAGCTTTGAATCTTGCTACGAGTCTCATCATTTGTTTCAACACCATGTACTAATCCAACCTTATTAATTGTATCGTATTGGCTATTACAATCATCATCTGATTTAAATTGATATACTGCACAGAGGGTATTGTAATTGCGAACCATTGCAGAAACAACCCGATTCTCAATATGTTCGATATTGAAAACCAATACTTTGTCTTGAATCACTTCTGCTGGAATAAGTTCCATATTTACACTGGCACTAGCATTATTTTCATTAAACATTTCCATAAATGTCTTTAGACTGCTGAAACGCCCAGTTCCTGGTACCTTGCGAGTTGAATACTGGATTTGCTTTGGAAACTGATTTGGAAATTGCTGTTGAATAGTAGCCTCAATTTCAGCGGCGTGTGCACGAGCTTCCTTTGCACCATCACCTGTTTCACCCGCATCTCCCATTGCATCATCAAAATCCATGTCTTGAAGGTTGGCTAGTTCAATTGGATTCACATTGTATTTAGCTAAACTAGGATTATATGTCATCATAGTACCTTCTGGAAATCTATACATTGTAAATTTAGGAGTACCATCAGCATTCACATTAGTTCCTGCATCTTCAGGATTAATTTCTAGCTTCTGGCAAAATGCCTCTAACTTCATAGCTTTTGGAACACCAAGAGAAATGATTCTCATAGTGCGAGTATCCAGCATCATATGCCGGCACAACATAGTAATCGGGTCCGTAGCCTTATATCCCTTTAGCCCCTTAGCATAAAAGAGCAGGGCAATATCCGGGGCAACCATACGGCGCTTAACCCCGTAATTATAATAAAGCTTATATAGGAAATATTCCGCAAAAGTTTGTTCTCGATTTTCTTCAATTTCCAATGTTTCCATTGGGATGTTGTTCTGAGTATCCGTATCAACACCCGTATCTAGCTCGGCCTCTACTTCTACTTCTACTTGCTTAGACACCTTCAATACTGGCTTTTCATTTAACTGATAATATTCTAGATACATAGTTGCCATGTAGGCATAGAATGCATCTACTTGCTGAACTAGAAAACTAGAATCGTTGTTGGAAGACATTTTATTGTTTAAAATACAATATGATGTGCTATTAAAAAGGGAAATACCTATGGGCTTTGTAATATATAACTAGCATATCTTTTTAAATTCAATTTTTTTATTTAGAGCATAAGAAACTTAAAGAAGCTAGAACCAATTTACAAATAAAAGAAAACTATACTAATACCTAGCGTATAATAGATACAATCTGCAACGCCCTTGCTTGCAAAAAAATCTGTTAACCAACCATATCCCTTTAGAGTGCATTTAGAATCATCACTTTCTTCTAGATTAATGGCAAGCCTATTTATAATAAATAAATCCATAAAGACACATAGAACAAATAAGAGCACGTAACTAGAACCAATAATAGGTAATGTGGAAAGAAGTTTACTAGCAGGATAAAACACATTCACTGCACCAATTACCATCATAATGGAACTAAACATCTTACCATTAGTAATTCTCCAACCACTAGATAAAGGGCATGCATCATTAGCTTCAATAGCTTTAACATAATTTCCTAGATATGCAAACCCTATGCTAAATACTAAACTATATATAATTCGTAGAATCGTCCAGATTGAAAAAGAAAACATATTCTAGCTCTACTTAACTATTACATATCTTTTGTTATCATTTTTTCTTTCTAATCTCCTTGGCAATGAATCTATTCTAGGACCTTCCTAGGAATTTATTAGTATTTAGCATATAATAGCCAATAATCAGACATACCTACAGTTTTCACTTCTATATTAGGAAATTTTGCTTTTAATCCATTACGAAATTTCCAATCAGCAGAATCTCCATAAAATGATTTCAAATTTTTTGGAATTTTAACAATATCTTCTAGTTCTTTTTCTAGCATCCTTGTATACAGTTCAATATATAATTCCTCTATGCTATCTGGTAGCATGTTTATATCGGGCGATTCTGCAGTATGTATACACAATTTTTTTACACTACTAGGTAGATAGATTCCCAAATCCTTTGTAATTACACCTGTTTTTTCATTTGCAAATACCCGCAAATCTTCTAGACCATGAGGCAAGTTCTTTAATGATTTAGTAAAATCACTATAAAACTTGTCCCGGACAGCACCAATTTGCAATAATCTTAGACTACAAGGTAAGTTATCTAATGGCTGATTAAATTTTTTGCCACATATCAAAATACTTACACCTTCTACTATAAATGGTATTGGTGCATTGAAATCATCATCTAGAATGATTCTACCATATTTCAAAATTAATTTCATTATTTCAAGGTCTTCTGCATAATTATATTTTGAACTGTAAATTACTAGAAATCCGGTATCAGTAATACTGTATAACGATTTTCCTAAAGTTATATCAATACTAGAGGAATCCATCTATTTCCTATTCTAAAAAGAAAAAGTAATATTGTCTGCTAGAATCAATTTTATTATTTTTAATTTCTTAATTTCTTAGTTTATTCATCAAGTGATTATAAATTATTAATTATTAATAATTATATTCCTCTACCGATATATCTACTAGAGGAAACATATTCGATAGATATGTTTTAGTTTCCGCACATTTTTTTGAATCATTTGACTCGTAATACAATTTTAGAGTTTGCAAATTTGCAGGTAATCTAGATATCTCCTTGTAATCTAATCCTCTAGCAGCAACAACTAAATATTCTATACTATCCGGTATTTCGTTGATATGGATATTACGCACATCACCACAATAATCTAAAATCTCTAGCCTCTTGAGACTAGGTGGTAAATTTGCACCAATTATAGTTTTCCTACCAGTAATACAAAGTTTTAATTCTTCTAGACCATACGGTAAATTATCTAAAGGATAGTCAAATTCAGTTGATGTGTTATAATATCCATCCGCAATAAATTCCATACTCTTAATACTGCTAGGTAAATTCTCTAATGGTTGATTAAATTTGCTTCCTAGAATTAATTCTTCTACTCCATATGGTAGAAAATCAATAGGTGAATTGAAGGAATCAGTTAGTAATACCTTCTTATATTTTTTTATTAAATCTAAAACCTCCAAATTAGATGAATAGTCATATCCATTTTTACCTAGCAATACAAAATTTTTATCTGTTATTCCGTAAATGATATCTTGCCAAGGCATTTTTGATTTGCTCTAAGGTACAGTATTAAATATTTTATATTAGAAAAAAATAATAAAAAAAACAAAAAAAATCAATTTTAATAATTCATTTCAAACTGGATATTTGGATAAACATTTATCAAATTTTTATTTAATACTGCTTTTTCATCTTCAGATAACTTATTGTGTATATCAAATTGTTTCAAATTTGCAGGCAAATGATGTGTATTATCATAATCAAAACATGAAATTGATATTCCTTCTAATCCATCTGGCAAATTATTAATAGGATGTCTAAATCCTTTGCAAATAAACTCTAATAGTTTCAACCCTAATGGTAAATTATTTATTGGCATATTAAATACTTGGTTTAACCTAATTGTTAGAAACTCTAGACCTTCAGGCAGATTATCTAACGATTGATTAAAATCGCAATAAGCAATTTCATTTGCAGCTATGATTAAATGTTTCAAAGTCCGAGGGAGATTCATTATTGGTTTATTAAATCGACGCCCTAATTGCAAATGGGTCACCCCATCAGGTAAGAAATCAATAGATTGATTAAATGAATCACCTAGAACCAATTTCTTATATTTTTTAATTAGGTCTATCACTAGAGTATCTTGTGAATAATCATATTGATTATCATTTATCAATACATAGCCATTCTTACTAATGGCATAATAAATATTTTCAAATTCAGAGGGCATCTCTTGATTATAAATGAATTATTCTAGAAGGATGTAATTACCCTACTGGCTTAAATTTATTATCTTAATGGCTTAAATTTAAGACGGTACTTAATTCAATTTTTTTATTTGCAATTAGATTGTGATTTATAAATAAAAAAA